GCGGATTACAACCAATTTCCCCCAGAGGTGAAAACCTCTTAATGAAATTGGGACAGGTTAGAGCCACTGTAGGCTTTAATAATGATTGCTGCGTCGCTAAGGGCAATTATGAACTGCCCACTTACAGAAAAGTTAAAGGATTCCCCCCTTTTGAAATAAGAGAGGGGGGTTGACTAATTGTTTATAACAATTCATGACTAAAGTTAATTTAGAAATGTTACGTCAAAACTGTAAAGTTTTGGTAAAGTCATTCTTTAACGATTGGAAGGACAAGGATCGTTGTACCCATGTAGATAAGTATTTCGACTTATTACAATTATGGGAGAAATCCCATAGGAGTACGTTACATGTGCTTCGCAGAGTTGATATGCTGCGACTGCACTACATACGCTACCAGGCTAGTAACCCTTTGATGGACACGGATAAAATCCGTCTAAAATCTGGGGGTCTACCTGCTTGCCTAAGTTTCCTACCACTCAATTCTAAGGATCCTCAGGATGTTAGATTTTGTCTAACACTCCTGTCCGCTACTAGGGCAATTACCCTAGACGGAATTCCTGATATTGGGGCTATCACGCAATCGGCTGAGAGCACGGTTAATCCGCAGCTACAATCCTTTGTTGATACTTGGGTATCGAAGCTGAAGGAAGATGGAATACACGTTCCTAAGGTACCCTAGCGGGTTCTTTACTGAGTTCCATCCTTCAACAAAAGTCGGACCATTAGGTCACGCTTTTGGATCCCTATTTGGGGATCTGGAGGTTATTTTATACCAACCGCTCCTATTAGAAAACCTAATACGAGTGGGTGGGGAACTCTTAAAGAAGGCTATAGATACCATAGTTCAATCCGGACTCTTAGGGAGCTTTTATGAGATCTCACTGAAGTATACTGTGGTAAAACCACAGATACCTAAAACAGGTCGATTATCATGCATCTCTGATAAGAATGGGAAACTTCGTGTTATTGCCATTTTTGATTACTGGTCTCAGACCGCTCTAAAGGGTTTCCATGATTATTTATATAAATTATTAAGGAATATCCCTGAAGATTGTACCTTTGAACAAGGTGACAAAGCGCATATTCTCCCGAAAACAGGTCCTTACTATTGTTTGGATCTCACTTCGGCGACTGACCGCTTTCCCGCCACACTTCAAAGGGATATAATCTCCCAATTAATTGGGAAGGAAAGGGCTGAGAGTTGGTATCAACTCATGGTAGACCGAGATTTTAGTGTTCCCGAAAAGTGGAATGTTCCTGGCAATACCGTTAGGTTTGCTGTTGGACAACCGCTCGGGGCCTATTCATCTTGGGCCGTATTCGCACTGTCACACCACATACTGATTCGTTCTATTTATAACGAATTAGGTATTTCCTGCAAAGGAAATTACCTTGTATTGGGTGATGATGTTGTAATATGTAACCGATCTGTTGCAAGATTGTACTTACGAAGATTAACTGAACTTGG